TTTTGGTTACACCACGCCAGTCACCTTTAACGAGTCGATGAGCTTTGAGCAGGCCACAAACGGTCTTTATGGCGCGGCCATGATCTTCGATGACTTAGAAACAAATCCCAGGCGACAAAAAGAAGTTCAAAAAGCAAGCCATGAGCGAGGCGCTGGAAAACTCCATACGCAACATTTACACCCCGGGCGTGTTTGACGTTTTGGATACTGGCGGGCGCGTTGGCTTTACAGGATCAAAAACCGTTGTAACTACTGAGCCGGAAGCCGTGGATCTCTTAGAGAAGGTGTACGAAACATTCCACGCGCTTGCTGAAGAACACAAGGGCAACACAGGTTTGGAGGCGATACCCAGGCGCGGCTATGAGCTTGCGGCCAAAGTGTCTTTGATTCTGGCACTGCCTGGCGGCATAAGAACCACTGAGCATGTTAAGTGGGCGTTCGCTTTGGCCATGAAGGATGTGGATAGGAAGATCAAGCTGGCCTATTCCTGCGAAAAACCAGCAGAATCTGACGGCCTGGCGGCTAAGGTTTTGTCACTTGTAGACAGTGACCACGGCGAAAACTCTGGGCGTTTTGTCTAACAGAATGCGCGGGACGCCTAAAAAGCAGCTTGAGGAGTTGCTTTTAAAGATGTCGGAAAAGGGAATGCTAAGGGCTGAAGAGTCTGTTCATCCTTACAGCAAAAAGAAAGTGGTTAGGTACTTTGCACCAAAGTGAAAACGCTGTACTGTGTTGGTTATCAAGGGGTTTTAAGGCGAGTGCTTAGTGTGGATAGTGAGTGGATAGTAGGCTTTTACTAAGCACTAAACCTAAGAAATCAAGAAGTTAACATGGTGGATAGTGCTTAGTAAGATTACAGAGAAAGACTTTTAAAAAGGCAACTTTTTAGAGGTCTTTTTTTTGTCTCTACTATCCTCTCTATCCACTATCCTCTATATATATCTGGTAATAATATATATATAAAACAATACCTTAAAATACGAATGATTTTTATTCGTGCATAGTAGAATTTACTAAGCACTACTAAGCACTTTTTGCTTGCACCCTCCCCACTTGTGTTAATATTAACGCATCAACACAAACCACAAAAAGGAATCACCATGTACGCGCCAAGGCATGAGAAAGTCAAAGCGTCCTGCCCATCCCGCCAAGCCACCGTTACAAGCTGGCACGAAGAGGAGTTTATCGGGTGGATGGGTCATTGCGCAGATTGTGAGGTGCAGGCAGTGCAGGGCAATAAGGAGAAATTAAATTGAAAATATTAATTGCGTGCGAGTACAGCGGAAAAGTACGCGAGGCGTTTCGATCCTTAGGGCATGACGTTACATCGTGTGACCTGCTTCCGTCTGACGACAACAGCCCGAATCACATCATTGGAGATTGCCTAGACGTAATAAAGCTAGGCTGGGATTTAATTATTATGCACCCCCCTTGCACGGCGCTGGCTGTATCTGGCAATCGCTGGTACGGCAAAGGTATGCCGAAGCACCAAGATCGGATTGATTCTATCGCCTGGACTATGGCGCTGTGGGCAGAGGCAAAGAAGCACGCGTCGATGGTTGCAATGGAGAACCCAGTTGGCGTGCTTCCGATGAAAGCGAGCCAGTACATTCAGCCCTGGCAGTTTGGCCACGGCGAAACTAAGAAAACCGGGCTGTGGCTGCACAACCTGCCTGATCTTATGCCGACAAATGTTGTCGATGGACGGGAGCCGAGAATATGGAAGCTACCACCAAGCTCAGACCGCTGGAAGATCCGCAGTGAGACGTATCAGGGCATTGCGGACGGGATGGCTAAAACTTGGGGTTGATTAATTGCATAAATGGCAATATAGTGGGCCACTATATTTAGTTAGGGCAAAAAAATGAAAACTCTACAAGCAGGCGATAAATTTACAAGATTGACGGTAAAGAAATTTAGTCACAAAGATGAAAGGTTTAGGAATTGGTGGATATGCGAGTGTGATTGCGGGGAAAAAAGAGTATTACACACGGGCCATTTGAGAAGCGGTAACACAAAGAGTTGTGGATGCTTGGCGACCGATCTAAGAAAAGCGAGAAGATTATCTAAAAATCACTCTGAAGTTACTGCTATAATTCTTGGTTACAAAAATCATGCTGTTAAAAGAGGTTTTAAATGGTTTTTAAGCAGATCTTTTGTAGAGTCTATAATAAAAAAAAGCTGTTATTACTGCGGGTTACCACCAAACAATATTAAAAAACAAAAAATAGTATTGGCGACGGGTTGAGGTATTCCGGTATTGATAGGGTTGATCCTTTAAAAGATTATACCGTAGAAAATACTTTTCCATGCTGTAAGCGTTGTAACATTGCAAAAAATAACATGACTCTAGATGAGTTTTATTCATGGGCGACAAGACTAGGGGAACACGCCAGGTCTGCTCAGTGGGGGCAGGAAGCCGCACAGGACACGAACACCGATTAACCTAAGCTACCCTACCAACACGACTAGAAGGCCCGCACAGGGCATTGGAGAACGATATGAGCAATCCAGATTGGGCAGAGGCACCGGAAGGCGCAACGCATTACGACTGCAATGCAGATGTTTTCTGCACGGTTGACGGTTGGTGGCATAAAAATCAATATGTGCCGGTTGAAAACAAGGACTGGGGAACCGACCGCTACACGCCGCGCCCTGTAGAAGCGTGGTTCCCGATAGTTCGTGAAAGATGCCAAGTAATTGAGTCGCCGGGTATTTACATTGAATGCGAAATATTGGCAAAAAGGTGCGGAGATTATATTTACTACGTTCCAGAGAAGCATGCCTATGGAATGTTGGCAGCCGGAGGTGGGCGAGGTGTGCGAATGTGACTGGGTGGGTGCGGGGTGCTTCTCAAAGGCGATAGTAAGATACTCTGGCAGCAGCATTATTATTGTTAGCTGTGGAGGGTCTGAGCTAATTGTTTTCGTTGAGGACGCTGCCGAGCAACTTCGGCCAGTCCGCACCCGGGCCCAGACCGAGCGCGAAGAGCTAATATTAGACATTAAAAAGGACCTGGAATTGCTGGGCATTAATGACGTACATGAAATTTTAGGTATTTCGCTTTTTAACAAAGGCTACCGGATGGAGCGTTAATGATGTTACAATAACCCAACACGGCCCCGTCCTCTTTGCTTGCATACGTTGGGGTTATCACTACACCGATTAAGGTCTTGGAAGCATATGCTGGTCATGCTGGCAGTCGTTTTAGGCTGCGACGGGGAGGCCTGCCCGTGATCTCTGGTTCGATTCCAGGCAGGGCCTTATTCAGTGTGGTGAATGTAAAGGGAGGCTAATAACCGTACCGACAGGGCCTTGTTGTCGATCTGATATACCCGTACAGGGCCACCACACTACTATTCGCGCCGCTGGCATGCCGGTTAATGTATGCTATCTGCTGAAGACCTTGGCTACCCTCGGGTAGTCTTTTTATGGGCGATTTAGTGTATAGTAACCTTATGGAAAAACGACCTGTAGGTAGACCAAGAACCACCGTCGAAGACCTTCCGCCAGATTGGAAGCAGATTATTATGGACTGCGGACAGGAGGGCGGCAGCGCTGTTGAAATGCGATGCCTGCTTGCCTTGGGCGAGTCGGCATGGGGCACCTTGCTAGAAGACTCGGCAGAATTTCGACGAACCGTAAAAAGCGGGCAAGACCTATGCCAAGTTTGGTGGGAGCGCCAAGGCCGCAAGATGACAACAGGCGCGGACGGCAACGCAACAGTCTGGATCTTCAACATGAAGAACAGGTTTAGCTGGCATGACAAGCAGCAGGTAGACCACACAAGCTCAGACGCAAGCATGACCCCAAAGACCACGGAGCCGCCGTTCTAGCCGCATTGCGTGCCAAGCATGACCCAAGTGATGTAGCAGAGAACAGAGCCGACCTACTAACTTTTACTCGAACAATGTTCCATGCGCGCAAGGGCACAGACATAAAGCGAAACTGGCACCAAGATGCAATATGCAATGCCCTTGAGCGCGTCGTTATTGGTGACTGTAAGCGGTTAATTATTAACGTCCCACCGCGATCAGGAAAGACAGAGCTGGCGGTAATCAACTTCATTGCCTGGTGCATGGGCAACTTCCCAGACTCCGAGTTCATACATGCCAGCTATTCAAAGCGCCTAGCCACGGCCAACGCTTACGCCGTTCGAGCTATCATGCAGCATGAGAGGTATCTGGAGGTATTCGGGCACACGTCACTGTCTGGCGATTCACGCGCCAAGGATGAGTTTAGAACGGCGCAAGGCGGCATCGTCTACGCTACCGGCGCGGAAGGAACAATTACGGGCTATGGCGCGGGCAAGATGCGTGCCGACTTTGGCGGGGCGATTATCATTGATGACCCTCACAAGGCTGGTGAAGCCAACAGCCCAACGATGCGGCAGAACGTGCTGGACTGGTTTGCCACCACAATGGAAAGCCGCAAGAACAGCCGTGACACTGCCATCATCGTCATAATGCAGCGGTTGCACGAGTCAGACCTTAGTGGCTGGCTACTTGACGGCGGCAACGGCGAGGACTGGGAGCACCTAAACATTCCAGCGCTTACCGAAGATGAGAAGTCATTCTGGCCTGAGCAGTTCGGGCTAGACACGCTGCACCGCATACGCGACACCAACGGTTACGTGTTTGCCGGTCAATATCTACAGCGACCAGCCCCAATAGGCGGCGGCATATTCAAAGATGAGTGGTGGCAGTATTATAAAGTCCTGCCCAAAATCAAATACCGTGCCATCTACGCAGACACCGCACAGAAGACCAAAGAACAGAACGACTACAGCGTGTTCCAGTGCTGGGGCATGGGCGAAGACGGGCGCATATACCTGATCGACATGGTGCGCGGCAAGTGGCAAGCACCGGAGCTGCTAGTAATTGCCAAGGCGTTTTGGGATAAGCACAAAGCAGAGCCTCGCATTATGGGTACGCTCAGGCAATTCAAGGTAGAAGACAAGGCAAGCGGAACCGGCTTGATTCAGCAGCTAAAGCAGAAGAAGGTTCCAGTCGACGGAATACCCCGAAGCATAGACAAGGTGTCTAGGGCTATGGATGCTGCACCCCATGTTCAGGCGGGAAACGTAGTATTGCCAGAAGACTCAGAGTGGTTGTCTGATATACTAAACGAAGCAACAAGTTTTCCGAATGCTTCGCACGATGATACACTTGACCCGATGATGGACGCCGTATCTGATATGCTAATCGAAAAACAGCGGCCAAGTTACGCCGATCTACTATAGGACATAACATGCCCAGCTTCCCCCGCAGATTCGCAGACGGCATCACCAGCCTCACCAACAAGCTGGCCAACCGTCGCAACGCCCAGTCAAGCAACCGCATGACCAGTAGCCGCGTTGACTGGGATGAGCTGCGGG